CACCTCAAGCACACGCTGAAAGCCCGGTCGGGCCACGATCGGGCCTTGTGGCTCGACCAGAAAATTTCGGCACTTGGCCAAGCCGGACTGATACTTGGAATCGGTGACGCGCGAGAACATGCTGTCCGCAATCTCGCCCCCGTTAAATGACTGCTGATAAAGACGAACATGCGCCATGATTACACCCATCGGCTGGAGATTTTGGTCGGAACGAAGAGCGTCTTTTGACGTGTCGCCTGCGCATCGATCGTCTTTGCCAGCGACAAGGACTGCTGATACTGCTTCATCAAGTTCGTGGCCTCGGTTGAGGCGGAACTCTGACGCTTAATCGGGCCGACTAGATAGGACGCCAGGAGCACCACAAGCGGCTCCGTGAAGTAGGCGGGATAGAGCGCGACCGAGTCGATGAACGCCGTGTAGTGCGCCACAGCTTTCTCTACGTTTGTGATGATCTGTCGATTGCTGTTGGAAGGGTTGTACTCAACGCGCCATCGATCTCGCGGGACAGGATCATCCTCAAAAGGACGGGCATCATCCGGGTCAATCGAGAACACATAATCGTTTGTCGTTGCGCTCTTCTGCTCGTACAGATCAATGATGCGCACGGCGTCCGACGGATACGCATAAGCCTTGTCCGATCCGTACAGCGTCGCATCCACGCCTGACAGCTCTGAGAGCCGGGCACGCTTCTGCGCAAAGCTCCAGTCCGCTTCTTCAAAGAGCCGACGCTTGGCCATCGGCAGCCAACGGCCGCAAAGCCCTGCGTTTTCTAAGCCGTCACTTGGATCGATCGAAACGACGTTCGCCTCTTCGCCCAAAAGCGAGAGCGCCAGATTGCAAATATCTACTTCTGTTGCCATATCAAAAAAGGGGATGTTTCCACCCCCTTTCCATGATGAACGACTCTAGCCGGAGGCCTTAGTCAGTAGTCGGAACGATGTCGATGCCGACCTTCTTGTACTGGTTCGGCAAGCCGAACGAGTTCGTCAAGTAGGCGTCGATCGTGCCGGTAATCGTGCCCTTGACGGTCGAAGACAAGCGCACGTGCTGGCGATGCTTAACCGGCAGCGGAATCACGATGTCTTCCTTGACGTCAGAGCCAGCCATTGCGGGCAGAGTCAGAATCGACGTGAAGGCCGATCCATCGGCAGAGTCATCAATCGAGAACGTCACGCCGTTTGTGGCCGCAACGTTGCCGGTCCCTGCCTTTGTCGGATGAATCACGAGATAGATCGGATCAGCCCAGGCGCCGGAATTCGGATGCTCCTGACCAAAGTCGTAGGCGTCCGACGTGATGGCGGTGGCGATGCTCTTCGCAGCGCAGAGCTGCATTTCAAGATCAAAACAGGCCATTTGGATCACCTCCTTTAAGAGAACGTAAGGGCATTGCCAGTGTTGCCGATCACGTCGGAACCAAGCTTGTGGATCGGAGTGTCGCCGTAGGAAAGGACCTTACGGCCTGCGATTTCGGCCCACGTCAGGAAAGCGTTGTCCTTGTTCTGCATCTGACGGCGGAGAACCGAGCGGATCGTATCGTTCATGTAGAACGCGATACGGCCGGAAGCATCGTCAGGCAGCATTTCCAGAGCCTGCGTCATCAGGTCGATCAGATCAGGCGCGCCAGAAGTCGTGTTCTTCTTGGAGAGCCTGGACGTATCCACATTGCAGATACGAACGACGGCTTCAGGGTCATACGCTGCCACGCCGATGTCCCAACCGAATTCAGTCACAAGCGCACGGAATGCCTTGTTGTTCTTGTCGTTGATGTACTGTTCACCCATGTTGTCTACCGTGAGACCGGGGCCTTCGCCGCCCTGCGGGTAGAACATGTACATGCCATCAGGCTTCCAGTTGATCAGCCAGATGTCAGTCAGCTTGCCTGCCGTCGTACCGCCCGCATTGATGCAGCGGGCGCCAAAGGATTCGGAAGTCGGCACGACAATCTGAGACAAACCGAGGCAATCTCGGGCATCAACCGAAGGATCACCGTAGAAGACGCGGCGCACCGCCTGGCGAGCCAAGCCCTTCATGAAGCCTTCATCCTTGCGCAGACGCCATGCTTCGCGTTCACCAGGCTTGCGGGTGTTGTACAAAGACACGTCCACCACGGAGCGCGTGCGAACCATGCTTGCCGTGTAGCGAGCCGCCGCACCCAGAACCTCTTCAGCATTCCAACCTTCGTTGTAGGCGCGAAGCTGACCTTCCGGGTACTTCGTGATGATCTGGCCCTTGTCCGTGTCACCGTTGTTTGCGGGGAGAATCACGCCCTGATCAAAGAAAGGCATGTAGTCACGGATCGTGTGAATGAGAACCTTACGGCTCACATCCTTGTCCGTCACCATGCTTTCGTAGTCGGCCAAAGTGAGAGCCTGGCCGTCAGCAATCAAACCACTCATTTGTTAACCTCGTTTAGCGGATTTGTAGAAATCGCCCGGAGAAACCTTTCCGTCGCCGGCTTCAGAACCGCGCGGGAAAGAGCCTTCGCCGATAGCGCGTCCTGCTCGAGCTAGGAGCTTCAACAAGCCCGGATGATTACCAATGGGCGTGCTCATGAACTCGGCTATGTCGGGATCAACCGACCCGTCCTCGTTCTTCGCAAAGCGGTCGCGCACACGCGCAATGTCTGCCATCGAGCGATTCCAATCAGCCGACAATTCCTTGTCCGCCTGACTGCGCTCAGCCCACTGTTTCGACACCTCGGCAATCTGAGCCATCTGGCGCTGCGCCAGAACGGGAGCGACCTTGTCCAAAAGGTGCTGCGCCTGCGTCTGCGACAGATTTGTCTCCTTGGCCACTTCCTTGAAAGCGTCCATCACCTGACCGTCGTACTTCAGGCCTTCAGGAGCCTTGAAGTCCTCATAAGCTTCGGGAGCGCCTTCCGGCTGCTCCTTCTTCTCGTCGGCTGGTTTCTGATCACCTTCAGGCTTGGAGCCTTCGCCATCGCCTTCCTTCGCTTCTCCAGTCGCGCCCGTCAGCAAATTGCCTTCAGGTTGCGTGGTAGCAGCAGAAGAAGCCGAGCCTTCAGCTCCGGCGGATGCAGCCTGCTCGTTTCCGCCTTCCATGCCGGTGGCCTGATTTGCGCTTTCGGTCGCGCCGGCATCAATGTTTTCGTCTGTCATGCTGTTCTCTCAACATCAAAAGGTAGAGATCAGGTTCAAGAGAACCCTGCAGATCGAGCCCGACACTGCGGCGGCCTTCGGCAAAAGCCATCGAGAGCGCATTGGTGTTGAAACTCGAAACTTGGAGCTGGCACAAATCGAGGATCGAGAAGATCATTTCCCGACCATCCTTTGTGCTCATCGCGGCCTTGACTTGGTCGCGGAAACGGGCCATGCGTTGCTCACGCTGAAACTCAATTTCCTCGCGCGTTTCGGCCAAAGCCTGCAGATCAAAAGGGTCTCTTTTCTTCATGCGGGAATGTTCACATGCGCAAATCGGCTCACGCGCACAAAAAAAAGGCGGAGCCTCTCGCCGGAGCCCCGCCAAAGCCCGCCTCTTGCGACGGTCCTAGGGAGTATTCGTTATGCCTGACCCGCCAAAGCGCCGAGCGCGTTAACCGCTTGCCCGGCCATGGTCGAATCGCCAGTAGGAACGCGGCCAAGCTTGCTCAAAGCATCAGCGCCCTGCTGCATCTGCTCGGCCTGAGCCTGCTGCTGTTGCGCCTGCTGCTGCGCCTGGAGCTGAGCCTGAGCCTCGTCGTCCGGAACCACGACACTCGGAGCCACCGAGTAGTAGTCGGCATACTCGTTGACAGCGTGGAAGGCATTGATCTTCAGCAGCGCTTCCGGCTTGAACTGTGCGATCTGCCCGATCATGCCAAGGAAGGTAGTCAGGCCATTGGCGCGGATTGCGCGCTGAGAGCGTGCCAGCATCGACGTGTACTCGATATTGAGCTGTTGCCCAACGAGCTCGGGCGGAGGCGGAGGAATCTGTCCTGCTCTGGCCAAGATGTTGTACGCGCGCTCAATGAGCGGCCGCAGCACCTCGTGATTCAGACGCGAGAGCACGGGGCCGAGCATCATCAGCTTTTCCTCGTGGCGCTCTGCAACTTCGGTCGCCGTCATGTTCTTGGTTGAACCCGAAAGCATCAAGAACAGATCAACGTTGAAAGCCTGATTGATGCGCTGCATCACCTCCTGCATATCGGCCGTCAGGTGCTGAAGATTCAGCGCAACATTGAAAGCCGACTGCACCTGATGCGAGGAGTTCGGCATATCGACGTAGCTGATACCGCCCGGCAGGAAATCGATTTCCTTGTCCTTTGCCGTAGTCGGAAGAATCTTCGGCGGATCGACTTGGAAGTCAATCGCGTTGCCCTTCTGCAGCTCTTGGTGCTGAAGCTGTTTGACGTCGCCGAGCGCTACCATGCCCGGCGCTTCTTCAGAGTAGATGTCCGAACCGGAGGCACCCCAACGGCCTACCACTGCAGGGAACTCGTTGTAGCCACTTTCCTCAAGGATTCCATATCCTTCGTCGTCGCCGTCCAGGAGCATCACCACTGAGCGCCACGGCATGTTCCCGTTATCGATCTTGGACGGATCACGCTCAAAGCGGGGCTCGATTGCGTGGATCACGCGGAAGCGCTTGTCGACAGCCTTCTGATCATCGTAGCACATGAGCACGTTGCGACCCACAGCCTTGCGGCCGTACTTCGCAACGAGCTGGCCAGCCGTCATCGAGAAGCGACGGTAAAGCGTATCGGGCTCACCTTTGTAGTTCACGCCAATTGCATACTCACCCGCAACAAGCGGAACGCAATAGAACCCATTCGTCGGGTCTTCGAGCACGACAATGGCCATCACGCCCATGGTGCCAACTTCGCGCCATCCGTGGTGAAGCGCTTGATAGGTGTTCGTGCGCGTGAAGGCCATTTCGAGGATGCGCTGCACCATATCCAGCCACTGCTTCACGGCGTGCGAGCTATCCAAATTCGGGTCGCCAGTCGTGAGAGCAAACCACTGCGAAGCAGGGTCGGTCATGCCTGACATGAGCCCTGCGGCCAAGATGTTCGCGGCCCTGGTCGCGGTGTTGTTGTAGATGCGATTCCAACGAGAGCGCGACAGGTTCTGCGGAGAGTCGGCCGCCAAGAAGCGCCCCGACGCCGGCGTGATGAAGCGGCTGATCTCGTACCACTGATCGATGTACGGCGCGCGCTCGGTCTTGAGCTGCGTCCAGCGCCGCAGGATCGAGTCGTGAAGCTCCTTGCGGTCCATGACTTACCCCAGAGTGGAACCACCACCAAGGTTCAGACGATCACCGGACACGCCACCGGCACCGGTCAGAAGCGTACCGCCACCGCCGCCCTGAGAGTTCTGCTGCAGAATGCCGCTGATGTCAGCAGAATTGCCGCCGTTCTGGCGACGCTGCTGTTGACGCTGCTGTTCAGCTACGGCTTGCTGTTGCTGTTCGGCCTTGCGAGCCGCGTCACGCTGTGCGCTGGCTTGCTTGTTCGCGCTGTACATGCCCGTCAAGGCACTGGCACCGGCCACGATTGCGCCCGCAATAATTGCACCACTCATACTTTCCCCCTGATTCCACCTTCGGAATTAGTTGTCAAAAGATCCCATTCGTCTGTGAACTCTTTCTCGGCGTCCGCCACGGTCTTTGCACTTGAGGCAAAGATCATCGTGATGTACGTATCCTCAAGTGCCGCGAAACACTGGCGACGTCCAGCTTCCGCACGCAGAACTGCGTAACCGTCGATTGCCTTGATTGCGGGGCCGGCTGTCACCTGGCACCGTCCGCACACAATCACCACCGTCGGCACCTTGATAAGTGCACCGACAATTGCCGCGCCCTTCGGCACAAAGCACGTCCGGATGTAGGTGCCAGCGTGCAGAAAATGCTCAACGGGCACCTCAACAGGCTTTTGCCGAAGAAGATACGACGTCACGCTGCAGAGCGCTTGCAGGTCACTTGGAGACGACGGCGGCAAGGGCGTCGATAGGCACAGGTCGCTCATAGCTTCTTCCAAAACAAAGAGTTCATAGGAGTGAAGAGCCTGCCGTAGAGCTGTGCGAGGCGGCTTCCGGAACGAGCGCCGTAGTAGATGCCCACGGCACCCATCTCGCGTGCCAACGCTTGAGCCTTGCGGATTAGCTTCAGCCCGGCACCCCCGACACGATGATTGCGATCCAGCCACAGCGATTCGACCGAAGCCACGCGCTTGCCAAAGTGCGGATAGAGCGTTGTCACAACAACCACGATTCCCACGATGCGCTCACCCTCATAGGCGGCGGCACAGCGAACGGCGCCAGACTGTTCCATTCGTTCGTAGAACTCGAGCGCAGGAACGGCCTCCCCTAAGTCAGGGTTGCCGCTCTCTTCGCAGTAGTCGCGCACAATCTGGTCGAACTCGGGGCTCGAGTAGATCACGCGGGCAGAGACATCTTTCACTTCCATGGGAGCGATGATGCCCCTTGCTTTTCGGCTCACGCGCACGCACTAGGCAGCGTATGGATCACGCGGTCTGCGAGCGGATCCTTGGCGGTGTGTGCGGTGAGGCGATGGAAGATCGTCAAGGTATTCGTTGACTTGCACCGCGAAGGTCAGAGCGAGAGCATCAGCACTGTCCGGCGATGGAAGGCCGCGCGCTTTCATGTCTTCTTTCTTTTCGAGCTTAAGCTGATTCTTTGGCGTGTATCCGTATTCGACGCCCGTCAAGTCAGAGACAAGCTCCTCGTCGTCTTCGACGCAGCCGCCCGCTTTGAGCCATTCGCGCATCTTTCCCCACATTTCGTCACGAAGATAGGCATAGCGCTTGTCGTTCGTAGGACTGCTGCCGAAGTTAATCGCGTTGACCGGATAGCCGTTGTGGTTGAGCCAGTCGATAGGAGATGCGCCGACGCCGCCAGTATCAACATTGATGATGATCTTGCGAACACCCAAATCCTTGAGCTCGTTGTACCACTCGGCCACTTTCGCCCCAAGCTCGAACCCGTCCAGGCCACTGAACTTTTTGCGCTTGAAACTTCGGGCATCAAGTCCGAAACGCGTCACCATGACGCTTCTGTCGTCACCGAAGCGAGCGACGTCAAGGCCGATAATGGCCACCATCCGGGTGTAATCGACATGAGGCAGAGCACGAGAGCCAGCCTCGTCAGCAAGGTTTCGAGGAATGAACTGCATAGATGATGCGTTAGGAAAGACACCGCGCACGCGCACTTTGAAAAAGTCCGAGTCCTCGCCATAGTCTTCGAGCCATTCGGCAATCTTTTTCTTGTCCGTGCCGGCTGCGTCACGGCCGTCAACGTGCATCGTGTCCCAGCGGTGGCGGTAGCGGTGGAAACAGTCAAAAAAGCGCCCTGTCGAGCGCGTGGGGTTGCCAAAACAAAGCCAGAAGATTTGCGTGTTTTGGTCAGTCAAAGCGCCTTCGGTCACTTCCCAGATTGCGTCTGAAATGGCTGAAGCTTCGTCAAAGATTACGAGAATGCGACGCCCGGCGTTGTGCAAACCGGCAAAGCCTTCAGGCTTGCTTTCCGACCAAGGAATCGCATCAAAGCGCCACGTCTTGTCATGTCCCTTTTGCTTGGAAGCAATCGACATGGCCGAGCACGTGAACCAGTCTTTGAAAAGACAAAGGCCGTGCCACTTGGCCACTTCTGCAAAGGTCTTCGTGCGAAGCTGCGACTCCGTATTTGCCGTGACGACGCCACGCGTGTCCGGGAAAGTGCAAAGCGCCCAGAGAATGAGCCAAGCCACAAGGCAGCTCTTCCCTACGCCGTGCCCGGCGGCAGTCGCCTGCTGGATAACCTCATGCCAAGCCGCGCCGCTTTTGAGCGAATCACGAAGACTCACGAGGCGTTCGGTCTGCCACTTGTCGGGACCGTCAAACCCTGCGAGAGTACCTTTTCCCCAAGGGAATGCGATCTGCACAAAGCGCAGAGGATCGAGCGTACACTCGGCCGCCAGTTGGAGCATGGCCTGATGCACGCCTGCCTTTGTGGTCAGGTCAAACTCGTTTGGGGCCATCGATCAAGCCTCGCAGAGATTCAGCCAAAGTCGCGATTGTCGCGTCCTTGTCTTCCTTTTCCTTACCCATTCCCAAGCACGATGCCAACGCTTTGAGCGCGGACACCGTTGCCACTGGATCAACTTGGCGCATCACAGGCGAGCCGTCATCGTGATACATCTTGCCCTGAAAACCTTCCTTTTGGATCAGGACAGAGTTCACCAGAACGGTCTCTTTGAGCTTAGAAAAGACAAAGGCCGCATCCACGATTGCGGCTTCTTTTGCAGGCTTCCTGCGGGCTTCAATAGCCTCTTTGACCTTACCCAACCTTAGCAACTTGGAAGCTGTCACTTCAGCGGTTTTTGAGGCATATCCAGCGGCAATAGCCGCCTGTTTCCCGTTCTTACACCCGTCACTCACATAGGCATTCACGAACGCCTCTTGTCTCGAATTCAGCACTTCTTTCGCCACCGTTTCACCACCTTCCAATCAGCCACTGATTGCGACCGCCTCGACCCATCGAGATAGCCCCTGACGGTTCTGATCGGCATATCCAGCATCTTTGAAATCTCTCGCAAGGTATAGCCTTCCGCACGAAGCTCACGCGCATGATCGACGTCGGAGTCGAGGTACTTTGCGCCTGCATGATCTTCCCCAATCGCCCGTCCTGCGTCATTCACTGCGATCTTGACCTTGACTGCAGAAAAGCCCAAACTCTGCCGCTCGGCCACTCTCGGATGCCTCCTCTTCGTCATCGAGTTTGAAGAATCTGGGGTAGACGAAACGCACTTTTGAAGTAGCGTCGGCGAGGCACTTCGCCCTTGCAAGGCTGCCAATTGGAAGAGTTCTTGCCTTGTCGGCGGATCGAACAAGCAGAGCTGCAGCATCTTCTGGCAACAGAGTTGCGACGCCGATTTTTTCGTGCGGGCCATTTAGCACCTCTTTAGTACGCTTGGACATCCCAGCCACCTCCTGAACTTTTTTTCTTTGGGAAAACAACGAACACCGGGAAGGGGTATTGCGTGGCGCAAGCCTTGACCTTCACCTTCGCGTCGTCTGCGAAAATGGCCGGCGAGCCCTTGACTTCATGGAGCTCGAGCGTGCCGTCCGAGCGAAGAACAAGAAAGTCCGGCGTGTAAAAACAAGCCCCTTCAGCAATCTTCAGCTTGAGAGCCTCGAACCAGTAGGCCATGATCCTGCCGGCGTGCTTCTCTGCCTCAAGCCAAGCCGCGTAGGCTTTCTCCGTCCGATTCATCTGCCCGGACTTCATGCGGCCCTTGGCGTAGAGCCGGGCCTTGGCATAACCTTCAGCGAACATTTTTCTTCGGCTCCCGCAGTTTGGCCCGTCTCATGTCTCGAACAGCATCTAGATAACCGAGCTGAAAACGCGTCCAGAGCTCGGGACGGCGCTTGTAGCTAGGCTGGTACTGGTTGAGCGCTTCTCCGCGAATAGCCGCGCTCCTACCCTCGTTGTATGCGTCCTGTTCTCTGTCAATCCCCTTCATGAATTCCCCCGTTGAGTCGTCTCGTCTTTTTTCACTTGCTTGAAAATCCACGTCCTGGCTCGCATTGCTTCGTCCCACTTGTCGATCCTCTCAGCGAGCTCGATGAAAACCTCGGTTAGGTTCCGCAGCTGATACGCCGCTAGTCCGAGAGCGACCGACTGAACGAGCAGCATCACCGCTAAAAAATCTTCCATGTCTTCACTCCCTGAAAATCTGATAGCAGCAAAAGACCTCAATGAGCACGAGAACAGCGATTAAGCCAATAGCCCCAAAGCTCTCCCACGCGGTCAACAACACAAAAGCCACAAAGGCAATTCCAGCGAAACCACACGCCGTAGCCACAATGGCCTTACCCAAAGCTCTCCAGTCAATCACTTGCCGCCTCCTGTCCGCCAGGCAATGTCGCCGATTCCACAATCCCGACCAGGATTCGATCGACGGACTCACGCAATCCGTGAGTCAGGTGCGCGGTCTCACCGATGTCCGGAAGCTTTCCGTCGGCTGCCCGAACAGTGATTTGCTCCAGGTCTGCCAAAATTCGTTTAGCGTCCTCGATAGCCTGAAAGGCCTGTTCGGTTTTTTGATTTCTGTTTCGTACAAAGGTTGCGTATGTCATTAAATGGATTCCCTTTTAAAAGAAAATTTGACGTTGTGTGTCCGCACTGTGGAGCCCCAAACTCCCTATCGGCGCTCCCTGTTATTCGAGCTCTCACCTCCAGTTCCGCTGCTTTTATTGATCAATTTCCTGCCGCAGGAGGACAACTAGAGGAAACCACCACTAAACAAGCCTTTAGATTTTTCAACTCTGGCGAATACCAAATTGCAGTGTGTAGGGGATGTGGAAAGGTTGTTTTGTTTGAAGGAGGCAAACTTGTTTTCCCCACAGGAGGTGGTATCCCTGCTGCTGAGTGCATGCCAAAAGATGCCAAAGAGGTCTTCGAAGAGGCTCAAAGCATCATCAATCTGTCCCCACGTGCCGCCTGCGCAATGCTTAGGGCATGCGTTGAACGCATGGTGAATGCTTCTGAAGCCGAAGGGAAAACCCTCGCGCAAAAAATCGAATCGCTCAATTTGCCGCCCACACTGACGAAGATTGCTCACGTCTGCCGCCTTGTTGGCAATGACGCTGTTCACGACAACGTCATCGACTTTTCCATCGACAGCAAGGAAGCTCTGGCCGTGTCCGGTGCGATGTCTCGATTTGCAAACCGCATTGCGGAAGAGCTGTTCGGCATGGCAGAAGAAGCCGACGAGTGGACCGCCAAGATCGAAGCCGCCCGAGCCAACAAGAAGTAACCTCATACCGCCTCCCCAAAAACGTCAGCCGTAAGCGCCTTGCGGCGGGACTTTCCGGAGAACTGCTGCGGAACGCACTTGCCCTTGATTCGATCAATCAGACGCTCGCCGATGATCGGAGCAAGATCGGACGGCTTGAGGTTTGACAAAAAGATCGTGGGACGATTCTCTGAAAGGCGAGCATCAATCACCTCGAAGAGCAGCGTCTGCTCGTTGATGGAGCCGGCTTGGACGCCGAGCTCGTCGAGCACGAGTAGGTCAAGATCAACGTAACTGCGAATAGCCGCATAGGAACTTGTCTCGCTGTCGGGGTGCCACATCGCGCGGATGTAGCCGATCATGTCCGGCACGCGCGTATAGAGCGCCGTGCACTGAGGCAGGAGTTCCTTGATGATCGCAATGGCAAGATGGCTTTTGCCGGTGCCAGGGTTTCCGTAGAAGAAGAGCCCGTATCCGCATTCCTTGGCCTTGTGCCAACCGTTGACGAAACGCTTGGCCAAGCCGAGAGCTTGTTCGAGCTCGGGTGTATCCGTGCTAAACGTGTCGAAGGTCTTGTTTTTGAAGTCGGCAGGAATGCATGCGCGGCCAAGAGCTTCCTCCAGGCGTCGGCGTTCACGTTCGGCTTCGATCTGCGCCATAACCTCTTCGGATCGTCTGGCGGCTTCCGCCTCGCGAATGCGTTGGCACTCAGGGCAGTATCCGTCTGAAACTTTCTGCCCGTTCATGAACACGACGCGAGCCAGATACGGTCCGTGCAATTCGCAGCAGCGCTGCTCGTCGTGCCACTTCATGGTGCCCATGGCACCTGTTTTGACGATGGCGCCGAGGAGCTTCGGCTCATACAGCTTCACCATCCAATCCTCGTTCATGTCTAAATCCCCCAGTCAGTCGTGCCATCAGGCTTGATAGCGTCGGCGTAGTAGTTGTCGTCGAAGTGGAATGCAGGATCCTTATGCGGAGGCAGAGCCTTGGCTGCAGCATTCGGCTTGCCCGTCTCCGGATACTCCCTCCCGATCCAGCCAAGGAAGATCTTTCGCCAGTTGCCCATCGTCTTTTTGGAGGTTGTGGGAGCGAATCGACCTCGCAGCTTGAGGAACACTCTCTCAGGCGTCACGTCTGTTCGAACTTCCAATGCAGCCTGGCGCCATTCCTCAGGAAGGGCGTCAGGGAAAGGCACCACGGGTTCGCGCTTGGCTTTCGGCTTCGTTGCAGGCGCGGCTACTACTTCTTTATGTTCCTGTTCCTGCTTCTGTTCCTGTTCCTGTTCCTGGATTCGGGATGGTTGCGGGTTGCCATTGCGAATGGCATCCCGAATGGCATTCATAATGTCTTCTGGAATGCCTTCTCTCGTTCCCTCAGGAAGCCCGTCAATCAAGGGTTTCAAGTGAATTAAGGCTTGATCTCTGAGATCACACTCAGGAAGCAAATCCAACAATCCAGCCCACGATTTAGCTCCATTCACTCCATTGGGCGGGTTGTACTTCAGGAAGTTCGGAAGGAACATCAAACCAGCCTTTTCATCCGCCATCAGCATGCCCATCTGGCATAGTGTCTGAATGGCATTCGACATGGCATCCGATTGCCATCCAAGATCGAACGCCAATGACACTGACCTTGAGCGAATGAAGCCAAGTTGGTTGGTATCCGGATGAGTCAGCAAAAGCAAAAAGGCCAGCTTGGCATTGTCGTCAAGCTCTTTGAATTTGCGATCGTTCCAAATGCGAACGTCTATTTTTCTGTACCGTGCCATGGCAGCTCACTACGCGAAATAGTCCGGGCGAAGCTCTTGCCGGGGAATTCCCGTGGCCTTCTCAACGTCCTTACAACGTTTGAGCGGAATCTCGCCTTTCAGGACCCATCCTCGGACAGATTGAGGCTTGACATTGCAGGCGCGAGCCAAATTGCTCATGTTGCCAGCCGTCTCGATAGCCTTTTTTAAACCGTCTTTTTTATTCATGGAAGTCCTCTGTAATTTTTAACTTCAATCATTTTAAGTTTTTGATTTAAATTTTTCAACAGCCATAAACGGAAAATTGAAGGCTAAGACTGTATTGTTCTCATCAGGAGGATCGAAAAATGAAAACAGAAATTGCTAAAAGAGTGCAGCAGGCCATAGAAGAATCAGGCCTTTCGATGAGTGAAATCGGCCGACGACTGGGAATCTCCCCTCAGTCTGTTCGCGCATGGAAAATCGGGAAAGCTATGCCTAGCCTTGACCGCCTGGCTGACCTGGCGAGCGCGACCGGAAAATCTCTTGCCTGGATTCAAGGCATGGAAATCTCTTCGGACAACTCGGGCACCGACGAGAGAGTGGTAAGCATTCCTCTCTACGATGCTGCGGCATCCGCCGGGCCTGGCAATGAATCTTTTGAAGGCGATCAGATTGTCAAACTTGTTGTGGTCGACAGGAACTGGCTGCGCATGAATGTGAACTGCAGCTCAGAACGTAACCTCAACTTAATCATGGCTTGCGGTGATTCGATGGAACCAACGCTTACGGACGGCGATGTTCTTTTCGTTGACACCGGAGTGACGCATTTTCGATCTGATTCGATATATGTCGCGCGCATAAACGGTGAACTATTCGTTAAGCGGTTCCAGAAGTTGCCCAATGGCAGGCTGATGATGATCAGCGACAACAAGAAGTATCGTAGCTTTGAGTTGTCGCCAAGTGATGAAGTGACCCTAATCGGCCGCGTGTGCTTCCACTGGGCTGGAGAGAGGATGTAATGGGGGACTTCATTCTTGCCGTTTGCATCTTTATGGCTCCGATAGTGCTGTTTTGGCTCTTCAATTACAACTGGAGGAAAAACGTTATCGAGGCAGCTAGACGAGAAGTTCGCTCTATCGTTGATGAGGAGAAAAGACGACTACAGAAAGAGTCCGAGGAGAAGCTTGCGGCCAAGCTGAAAGATTATGAACAGAAATATGCTAAGAAAAAGGAGGCGTTTACAAGCTATATGGCTACTGAGAAAGACCTGTTGATGCAACTGCACAAGAGGTTTTCAGAAAACATCTTGAGTGGCAGAAAATGGGCCGCCGATTATCTAGCAGAAATCTACGCACAGCGCCACGAGTTGATAGCCTATAACCTCACAATTCAGAAGCGCGCCGCCAGAAAAGCAGCAGAAGAAATCAAGTCCATGCGGCAAGAGAAAAAACAAATCTTTGCCGAGAATCTTCTTCTGAAGCAAAAACTCAACTTGTACCGAGATTACTTTCCGTTCCTCGCCGACCTTGACGAGGAGATCATGTGCAACCCAAGCGATGAGTTCAGCGAGGCAGAAGACATCGACCAAACATTCGACCGCGCAAGGAACTATCTCACCGCAGAGGAGTATCAAAAGCTATCGACTACCGACAAGAATCAGCTTGCTCTTGACCGATACTTCAGCAGAAATTTGAGCAAGGTTCAAATAGGCCGGCTTTATGAAATGTATCTCGGCTGGCTGTATGAGAAAAACGGCTACATCGTGACATACAACGGCATTGAGCAGGGCGTTGAAGATATGGGCCGAGACCTGATCTGTATCAAGCCCACTGAAACTGTCATCGTACAAGCCAAGTGTTGGTCTCAGAGTAAAACTATCCACGAGAAACACGTGTATCAGCTCTACGGAACCGTTTGCACATATAAGATCGAACATCCGGAAGTAAAGAAGGTCAGGGCCTTTCTCTACGTCACCAATCAGTTGAGTCCTGTCGCTCGTGCCGCGGCACAGATGCTAAAAATCAAGGTCGAAGAAAACTTCGCTCTGGACAAAAGTTTCCCGATGATCAAGTGCAACATCGGGAGGTCAGGCGAAAAAATCTACCACCTTCCTTTCGATCAGCAGTACAACAAGACACAGATCAAATCGCCTGGTGAAATGTACTGCCGAACAGTGGCCGAGGCAGAAGCCAATGGGTTCCGAAGAGCCAAGCGTTACTTCTCAAATCCTCGTGCGTCACACGTCACCCCTTAAAAATCCCCAATCTCTCACAGTTGCGATTTAAGTCTAGGACTTAACCTAGATCAAAAGATCGCAACTTTTTGTTGTCTTTGGTTTAAGTTATTAGTTGTAATTTCTTGGAGTTTGGTTTAAGCTAACGACTGTAACAAAACTCAAGGCAACAACCATGACAAAGCTCTACCTCACCACTCTCTCCAACCAAGACAAAGAAGCCTTCATTGCTGGCTGGGAATCAGCCGGCGGCTATGTCGGAGATATGGATTCACCCACGCCCTGGTGCTGCCCGTGGTTCTACGCCGACTCGATCGACGTCGAAGGCGAAACGCTCGAAGAGATGGGTGCCGACTACTGGGAGCAGTGCCGCGAAGAAATCAACTCGCTGCACCCGGAAGAGTGAGGTGAGAAGAAATGGAATTCAAACCAGTTAACCACAAGCACAAAGTCCAGATCACGCAGAGCATCTATCTCAAGTGCCGCAGTTTCACAGGAAAGCACGTGAGCATCTGCTGCTGCGTCGCCGGATTCACTGCATGGCTGCATGACATCCCCTTTGAGGATTTCTGCCAGGGAATTCGACTGCTGAAGGCAAACACGGATTTCGAAGTGCACACATTGCGCTGCCCGTTCTGTGCCGAGTGGACTCCTTACGGAGGCATGACTCTCTCGCACAAAAACGGCTGCATAGAGATCAGTTGCGATCGAGCCCACGCACAGCTTTTCGTTGAGTACGCCGAGGACTTTATCCGCGAAGTGAAGGAGCAGATCGATGCGTAAGTTGCTTGACTGGATGCTCGCGGCCGATGAGCACGGCGATTCGCCAATCGGTCTGATCGTGGCCGTCGCCACCTTCCTGATCTGTATGTACGCAATCGCCTGTATGCCAGGCCACTAACCACCACAGAAGGCACGCCCTTCTGTCTGCCGCCCTGATCGAGTTATCTCCTGCTCGATCCGTAAGACCTTGAACCCGGGGCGGCAGACAAAAGGACGCAACTCAATAAAAGAGACGACGAGGTGGTGGAAGTCCACCGGACGCTATGAAGCTCTTTGGCAAGAGTGGAGCCGAGCGCGGCACGGCTACGTAGTCAACCGTAGACCGTTAGCGGGGGTGCAGCCGCCCCGTCAGGCCAAGCTCCTTTCGCAAGAGAGGAGCCACGTGAGGCCGCTCAGTCTTTCGGAAATTCCGAATAGCTGAACGGGTTGACGTGGATTTTCACTTTCACAGGAGCCGACATGAAAGAGGCTTACTTCGACCCGGCACTTCAAAAGCACAGAGAGCGCCAGGCATTGATCCACAAATGGCAGGCGCGCCGGGCTTTCTTCAAAAAGTACCGAGTTCTCATCGCCAGCAGCGCAGTCTCCTTCGCCGGAGTCGCTGCGCTTCTTTTTTGGAAACTCTCACCGCTTTTCTAACCATGAACAAACAGCTTGAACGATATGCCTGGTTTGTAGCTGAAAACAACATCCGATCGCTCGGCGTCTTCGTTGGCATCTTGGAAGTCCTCCAAGCAAACGGGACAGAGATCAGCACCTACGCGCTTGGCTCATTCATCAATCAACTGCAGTCTTTGAAAAACGACTTCGAAGAAATTCTTCTCAAACAGGAGAAAAAAGATGACAACCTCTGAACGCCTTGAATGGCTAAAGAACCGTCAGACCGGCATCGGCGGGAGTGACGTCGCCGCCATCCTCGGACTCTCCAAATGGAAGACTCCGCTCGATGTTTACAACGACAAGATTGCCGAGAATCCAATCGAGGAATCGAACGCTTCCATCGAATGGGGCAATCGCCTGGAACCCGTCATCCGCCAGAAGTACGCAGACGTGACCGGTGTTCCCGTCACCGTCCCGACCGAAACCTTCCGCCACCCCGAGCATCCGTTCATGATTGCCAACGTGGACGGCTTGCTTCCTGACGGCAGTGTGCTCGAGATCAAAACCGCACGATCCGGAGCGGACTGGGGAGAAGAAGGCACCGATGAAATCCCCGAGTACTACCTCACGCAAGTTCAGCACTACATGGCCGTGACCGGCGCCAAGATGTGCGATGTGGCCGTGCTGATCGGAGCTAGCGACTTCCGCGTCTACCACGTCGATTTCGATCCGGAAATTGCCGCGATGCTGATCGAGGAAGAAAAGGCGTTCTGGCAGCGAGTCATCGACCGCAATCCCCCGGCGCCGCGCACCTACGCCGAGGCAAGCGCTGCATTTCCGCGCTCCAAGATGCACACGGTCGAAGCGTCAGACGAAATACTTCACGACGCCGCCGAGCTCGAAGCCGTCAATCGACAGATCGAAGAGCTCAAGGAGCGCAAGGAAGAGCTGCAGGGCCATATCACTTCCTTCATGGGTGAGTCGGACACCCTGGCCGTTGCAGGCAGAACCATCGCCACTTGGCGAACGAGTAAGCCGCGCGTCACCTTCGACAGCGCCACGTTCAAAGCCAAGCACCCTGATCTTTACACGCAGTATTGCAAGGAAGGCAACCCCTCCCGCCGCTTCCTTCTCAAGCTCAAATCGGAGTAGATAGAAAATGACAAACGATGTTGTTGCAAGCCTCAATCCCTTCGGCACGCCCGCAACCGGCAATGCCGTAACACCGACCACACAAACTACAGACAGCGCTCGCGCCGTGGCAGAAGTTCAGGCTGCGCTTGTGATTGCCCGCATGAATCCACGCGATCAGCGCCAGTCGATGGATCGAATCCTTAACGCCTGCTGCCGTCCGCAACTGGCGGAGACTGCGATCTACGCCTACTCACGCGGCGGCTCAGACATCCAGGGACCGAGCATCCGCCTTGCCGAAGCAATCGCTCAACAGTGGGGCAATATGCAGTTCGGCATCCGAGAGCTGAGTAACAACGGTGGCAAGTCCGAAGTTCAGGCGTTCGCATGGGACGTTGAAACCAACACGCGCCGCGAAGTGACCTTCAGCGTGCCGCACATTCGCCACACGAAGAAGGGCAGCTACAAGCTCGAAGACCCGCGCGACATCTACGAACTCGTTGCGAACCAGGGCGCCCGCCGACTGCGCGCCTGCATCCTGTCCGTCATCCCCGGCGACGTGATCGAGGCCGCCGTCAGTCAGTGCATGCTGACGCTCAAGGCTCACTGCGACGTCACTCCGGAAGGCATCCAAAAGCTCGTGTCCGCCTTCGAGGCGATCGGTGTTTCCAAGGCGCGCATCGAGAAGTTCTGCCAGTGCCGCGCCGAAGCGATCAAGCCGGCACAGATCATCCGTCTGCGCAACGTCTATGCCTCAATCAAGGATGGCATGAGTGGCCCTGACGATTGGTTCGAGCCGGAAGAAAAGCCGGCACTAGAAACCGACACCTCAGGCAAGAAGAGCCTCAAGGACAAGCTCAAAGAACGCAAGGCCAAGGCCGAGCCGGAACCCCTTCCGGTTGCAGAACCCGCTGAACCCGAAACCCCGCAGTCCGAGCCTGCCGCGGCACGGCCGGATCTTCCGGACGAGGCTTGGGTTAAGGCATACGCACAAGGAACTGATGCACCATGACAGACGTCAAAGCAATCGCCAAAGAAGTCGTCAAGGAACTCAAACGCGGGCAGTCGATTGTCGTGACAGCCTCGGACATCGCGCTCATGTGCGCCTATGCGCCCGACAGCAAGCCCGTGCGCGACATGCTCGCAGACCCCACATTCCCTCCATGTGTCTCACTGGTAGAAGGCGGCACCCGCCGCTACCTTCGCAAAGACGTGGAAAGATGGATTGAGCGAAAGTTCCACGACGAAAGCAGGCTTGCCCTGCAGACCTTTCGAGCATAAGGAGCGGCCGCAGCAATGCGGCCCTTTTCATACATGAATGACTTCACACTTAACGGCGAACAGCCCGTTATGGTGCCGATCAAACTGCAGTCGCTGCGGGACATCGTGCAATACCTTTTCACGGACATGAACGAGGGTGAATTCGAGAGTGACTACGAGTTCAAAAAGCTCCGGAGCCTCCTGGACGAGTTCAACCTTGCTCTTGAAAAGGCCGAGTTCGAGGCTCGCCAAGAAAAGACAAAACTCGCACAGATTGACCCGCGTCTCAAGATCATTGCCAACCACTACGGTCTCGGTTCGCAACTCTTCAAGTTGATTGAGGAATCGGCAGAGCTGATTGTCGCAATCACCCACATTCATCACAATGACGAACTCGTCAAAGACGTAAGAGACGCCATAAACGAGGAGCTCGCGGACGTCAAGATTCTGACCGATCAGGTGATGTACTTGATCTGCCAACACGAGAACATGGCACAGGCTTTAGAAACCCAGATCGAGTTCAAGATCAATCGTCAGCTGAAACGTATCGCTGAGGAGGAGGTATGACCAAGTACCGACTAAAAGACCAACGAGTTCAAAAGTTTCTCACAGACCTGTTGGGCAAGCGTGAAGTCGACTCAATTATGGGGCGCCTGGTGGATGGAGATCTAGCTGCCTTTTGTGTCAACGTCGAGTTTGACGACGGTGAATTTGTTGATTCGATAGACAAGTCGGATGTACTTGTGGACATGAAGGCAGTTATTTTTGACATTGACGGAACACTTGCTGACGCAAGCCACCGTCGGCGTTTCCTAGAAAAATCACCCAAGGACTGGAATTCGTTCTATGAAGGAATGGACAAAGACGAGGTAATCGAGCCTGTCGAGTTCCTTTTGATGTGCATAAAGAACGCCATCTACTTTCGAGAATTCCCTGTCGAAGTCATCTTCTGCACTGGTCGTCCTGAAAGATACCGTGAAATCACAGAGCAATGGCTTTCACAAAAGCTTGATATCTACAACCACCGCATTCTGATGCGCAAGGAGGGAGACTTCCGTGCTGACGAAATTGTCAAGCAAGAGATGCTTGATCAACTTAAGGCTGAAGGATTCGAGGTTTTCCTTGTATTCGATGACCGCCAACAGGTGGTTGACATGTGGCGACGTAATGGCATCCAGTGCTGCCAAGTTGCGCCAGGAGATTTTTAATGAAGTACCGATTCAAAGACCCAGCACTTCAGAATAGGCTTGATGAGATCAGCGACGGCGATTTTTCAAGAAGTCTTAAAAGATTGTTTGCGAGTGGCTTTCCAATATCCGACCCTATATATCTGGCTTTCGGAGACATGCAACCTTATGGATTTGCAGATGGTTTCGGCAACCTGCGGCGCTTTTCGATTTGCATTTGCAAGGATGACCTTGAAGAAGACCTCACATACGACCCATTCGGATGGAATGACTACCCGCACATTAGGCCGCCCGAAGGCGTGTTAATGCTTGTCGAATGTATTGACGAGGACGATAAGACATTTAAGACGTGTGCTGAATACGTTGGAGATGGACACGGAGCGTATTACTGGAGAAACGAGTACGAAATAGACGTCCCCGTCAAACGTTTCCGACCGTTGGAGTAAGACATGAGCGAGACAAAAATTGTGTGGCACCCGATACAGCTCATCTGTGTCAGAGTGTTTGATGAATACGGGTACTACAAACGCGATGATTTTGAATATCTCGGATTGCCCGAGCAGCCCGGCACTTACTTGGTGACAACCACTGACGGAGGCCTCGACTTTGACACGTTTTTAGGCGATGAATTCTCTTGGCGTAGCAAACGCCAAATACGAGCCTGGGCTGTTCCGCCTGAGCCATACAACAAAATCATTTTTTCCAAACTGATCGTTCGGAGGGAAAAATGCAGCGTCAAGGAGTAGCCGAGTCGTACAAAATGGCTTGCGCGCGACTTCTTGAGTCCAAGTGGCAAGCCTGTTCTTTTGAAATTCCACTTTTCGATGGATCTAAGAATTTGCGTGCTGACGTAATGGCCATCGACCAGAGTTTGAGTTTCACGATCATTGAGGTCAAAAGCTGTAAAGCGGATTTCACAACGGACAAGAAATGGCCTTCGTATTTGGGGTTCTGCCATCGGTTTTACTTCTGTTCAGACCCTAAAACGCTAGAAAAGATCAAGAGTGAAATTCTAAAAACCGAGTACGCAAAACACGTTGGTCTCATAGCCGTTGACCCAGAAACCCTTGAGGCAAAAATCGTCAAACCTTCAAAAGCACGGTTTGACACTCAAATTCCTGCAGAAGGTCAGCTCTTGCGCCTCATGATCTGGAATAACCGGCCAACCTTACCATGAAGAACTCAAAGAAACCCCACATTCTTCCGCCCGAGGTTGTTCCGCTCGGCGACGGCATGGTTGCTCAGGTCACAGATTTCGCCTTCGAGATTTACGACGCAGATTTCAATCTCATCCTTCGCATCTCTGAAGACGATGGATTCATCTGTTCAACCGCAGCTAGCGGCGCCCGCTCCGATCTCAACCCTGACTTCCTATCGAAGTTCGCGGAGCGTCTCTGGCACTGGGCTCGAGTCGTAGAGACCCGAGCTAACGATTAACCTCTTCGGCCGCCGCCTGTGATGTGTGCAAAGCGTCGAGAGACTGCAACTGCGTAGGGTACTGCGCGGGCGGTGGCCACCATAAAGGAACCAGAATGGAAGCAAAGATATGCTTCGGAAAATACGAAGCGCAAGTACTTCTCGATGCACTGAACTGCTACATCGAGAATGGAGGATTTTCAGATGACATCACGGCCAACGTTCTTTACGACCGTATCGTGGATGCTTTCAAAGTCTACGGCATTGATCTTGAATCGGACGATGATGACGAATGAGATGAGCCGCCTCCGGGCGGCTTTTTCATGCCATGAGCAAACCAAAGAAAAAGCGCACAAAAAAGTACCAGCCCGGCAGGCCGAAGATTCCGACGTGGGCATACGACGCCTGGGGGCAGCTGACAGAAAAGGACTTCCAACTTTTCGAGGACACCGTCAAGATTGATCTCGGACTCATACGCATGGGGACGCAAGAGCAATGCCGGTACGGCGACCTGATCTTTGCCATGAAGCAACTCTTCGCTTTCTCTGAGAAATTCTCGCAGGACGCCGAGTATCAGCTGCTTGCCACGATGGGCACCGCAGCAATCCACGGCATGAAGAACCTTGCGGACGAGGTCAAAGAAGGAAAGCCACGGCGCCCGGCTGTCGAGGCCGCCATGCTCAAGCCGCTAGAGCACGCCATTGCGACGTACTTCAAGATGATGCGCGAGCTGTACCGAAGCGAGCACGAGTTCGCCAGACGTGAGGCTGACAACCTGAATTTGACCAAGGCGCTCCAGGACGTAGCCCGAGGAGGCGTCGCTGTTGTCGCTCCCGATGAAACTGACGAGGAGGTAAGCCGCTGCGGCGTCCAAGGCGTGGCCTATGTGCATGGCCGTTGCGAACCCGGATATCTCGTGCGGGAGGATGGTCAGAACTTTTGGATGATTCCAGAACGCGAGACATTCGTTCGCATCACAGAGCCCACATTGATGTTTTTCCTTGAAGAGAAACCCAGCTATGCAAACACCATCCGAAGCCAAAACCAAGATCATCCCAATTAAAAACCCAAGGATGCTAGTCAAGGTCCGTCCCCTTATAAACGGCTGCATACGGATCACTTGGCACACCTCGTCCAAGACGATCTGGCTGTCCGACATGACTGACCAGGAAGCGCTAGCACTGCAGGCAGCAATCAACGATGCGCTGATCGAATTAGACAATGAGGCTTACAATGACAACGTCCGCAGATAAAAATACTTTTTCACCAGAAGAACAATTCCTTCGCGCCTGGGATGTGGCGAAGTTACTTGGGATTTCGATTCCAACCGTATGGAGATGGGCAAGGGAAGGCAAGCTTCCAAAGCCCGTGAAAATCTCTCAGCGCATCACTGTTTGGAAGAAAACGGAAATCATCCCTTGCGTCGAAGCTTTGCAGGCTGGTTGAGCTTCGAGCAGCAAAACTCCCCCCAAGCATCCATGATCCGCCGCCGCTCTTCCAACATGGCGGCGCGATCATAGGCTCCACCATAGCCGTCATCGAGCTTGTGCGCTAGGCATAGCTCAACGGCGTCTCTATCGAAGCGCTTCAAATTTGCATCCAGCTTCGTCCACGTCTTAAACGTCGCGCGAGATGTACCGTGGACTGTGATGCGAATGTCCTTCCCCAATGTTTCAGTCTGAGCCTTGTCGATCCACAACGGCAAGCCTTGTCTCTTGGCCTGTTTGTTCATATCGCCAACAATTTGACCTAACCCGGTATCTGACATCACCTTATGCTGGTAAGGGGATGGGAAGACCAGATCGGTGTTGGCCATTCTCGGCAGTGACTTGAGCAACCGAATTGCTGCCGTGCTCAGCAAAACGACAAAAATCCCTCGACCTTTAACCTTCATGGCCGATTCCGGGCAAGTCCACGTGCCGGCCTCCAGATCAATGTCAGACCATCTGGCAGTGCGCACCGCCTTTGAACGCGAAGCTGTCAAAATCGCGAAGGCAAAAGCCTTACTGGCGATCGTGCCCCAGTTCATCAGTTCGCAAAAGAACTCCGGCATCTCCTCCGGATCCAGTGCACCCATATTTCGAGGCTGCTTGACATGGGGCGATAGGTTCTCGAGCAAAACTCCCAAGGCACCTCGCTTATCGGCAGGATTTTCACCCTCCAACATTCCCATTGCCTGCGCCCATCGAAACACTCCGTTGATGATGGTGAGGCACTTGTTCTTGGCCTCCGTCGTAGTTGTCCAAATGGGTTTCAGGCACCGAAAGACATCCTGTGCCCTAATTGCATCAACCGGCATCTTCCCGAGTACCGGATTGATGTTCCGCGACAGATATGCTTCAACGACAGACACTCCTCGCACATTCTTATCGTAGTAGCCGGTTTTGACTCTGGCATCCAGCCATTGCTTTGCGACAGCCTCGAAAGTGCCTGCTTTGACCTGTGGAGACACTAAAGCAGCGAGTTTGCGCTTCTCTCGTTGCTCCCGACGTTTTTGCGCGATGTCATGACCGTCTCGTACATCGGCAGCATACTTTGCTGCTTTCTCACGAGCCTGAGCCAGCGTGATTGAAGAAGTCGTCCCCAGTGATACAAAAGATCTTTTTCCTGTCAAAGGTGAGGCGTAGCGGAAGACGTAATACTTACCTTCGCCTTTTACCATCAGGTAAAGACCATTAACGCCACCCAAGCAGGTAAGACCTTGCTTAGTAATGGCTGCCACCTGTTTTACGGTCAGAGGTTTGACTTGTTTCAT